CATCGATCTTTCCGTACCGGTCCGGCAGGTGACCGAATTGATCTTGCCGGGACCGGACGCGCCCCTCTCTGCGCCCTCGTCCCCGAGTGTCCCACGCTCTCTTGACGCTGTCGTGATTCCCGCTCGCTGCAATCGCCCCGGTCAAGCGCCGCAGCTCCCGCGCAAATACCGCGTCGTCCTCAATCGCTGCCAGGCGGGCAAGATCCCGCGCGTCCCGCGCGTCAATTTCCTCAGGTGGCATCTCCTCAGTGGGCCACTCGTCGCCTTCGGCCGCTTCGCGCGCGCCGATGACCTCCTCGCCATCCACTGGAGCAGGGAGGTCATATTTTTTGCGAAGGAAACTCTTTGGGATCTCCAACCCGGCATCTGCGAGCACCTTGTCCCGCTGGGCCTGGGAGAGATCGCTCTCCTTGTCCTCCAGGAGACGCACATAGGGTGCCTCGTCTGCGTCGCCGTAATTGAGGGTGAGGATCGACGGGATCAGCTGCGTGTTCAGGACTGCGCAGGCATACTTTGCCGCCGCGTTGATTCGCCGTGCCTTCACGTCGCTCTCGACCGCACCAAACGCTTTTCCACCGCCCTTGCTGCTGTCCTGGCTACCGCTCATCGTCTGTCCAAGGATGACCAGGCGTGCATAACGGTCCGCACGGTCAAGCAACTCGCCCTGGGGAGAATGGTCCCCGCCCTGTTTGCTCGCCTCCTTGAGCTCCAGCGTCGTTCCCGATGGGAACGCTGCCCACCCGGCGCTCCCCATGTTCTGGAGCATCGTGCAGATCGCATCCACGGTCGCCTGCGGCGCATGCGGATCGTAGTTCGCCCACCGGAACGGCAGCCCAAACACTTGCGCGAGATTTAAGAGCCAGTCCGCCGAGAAATTTGCCGAGCACCACCACCACGCGAGCGGGCGCAAAAGCGATCCCCCCAGAGCCGTTCCGCTTTTGGCCTTGTGGATCCCGATCAGAAACTTGTGCTGAGGAAACGCCCCGACCACGGCAGGCTGCGGTTGGAGCGATGTGCCGGCCAAATTCATCGGCTGCATCTGCCCAGCCGCGTCCACCCGCAGGCCCAGGCAACCATTCGCATCGAACGCAAAACACACCGGATGCACCCAGAATGTCGCCCGTGGGGCGATGAACTGCCCGTGCACGACGCTCATCACGGTCTGCCAATCCACCTCCAGACAAGTCACTCCGCGGAACCACCCATCCAGTATGTCCTTCAGGGTGCCATCGAGATCATTCTCGTCGGCGGCGGCGTCCGGCCTCATCCGGCGCAGCGCCGCGCTCGCCAGCTTGCAGCGCTCCTGCGCCGACGGTGTAGCGTCCTCCTCCTCCTCGGCGAAGGCTTCAAAGATCAGCTTGCGCTCCAACACCCCGTCGACCAGCTCCGCCTGGCAGGCAGCCAACTCCGGCCACGTGTCGAGCATCAGATCGAACAGTTCCCACTGCTGCACATGGTTCCCCGCCAGCGCACCGCGCAGCACCATCTCGATATACTGCGGAGTAATCGAGGAGAGCTGAGGGAGTAGCCACCGGTAGGCCGCCTGCGGACGCAAAATCCTCGCAAGAGGCCGCGACGCCTCCGGCATCGTCGCAGGCGCTCGCCCGGCAATTCGCCATCCACCCTCTCCGGGCTCAAAAATCCGGCCATCGGTTGCCTGGGCACGGACGATCTTCATGGCAACCTCCCCATGCGCCCCGAGACAACGCTCGCATTGCCCGCGCTAAGGCCATGCATACCCGCGCAGAACGCTTTTGTTTGCGTTTGAGGGGTTCTATCGCACCCCGGCCCAAAAACGCCGTTTTTTTGGCTTTTCAAAGGATGACCCTCCTTGGATCGAATCGGGCCATGTTCATCGGGCCGGAAAAGTTCCTCCCGATCCGAATTAGCGACGGGTCAGTGATCGCGCCGCCCGTGCTCAAAAGCGACCAGAGGCCAAGTTTGGATCCATCGAAAGTATCCCCGTGCTTGCCATCACCGTCTGGCTCACACACGAACTGTCCCTTTTCTTTGCGAACGAGTCTCCAGTCATCGCGGACATAGCGCTCCGGCGGAAGCGAGAGCCGGTTATCGTCAAGGTCTCCGACCAGGAGACCGCCGAGATGTTGCTTCTTAGTCATCGGCTCGGCTCCCGAGAGCGCGACGGTTTCCGATCCCACGACCAGTTCCACCGGCACGAAGGCTCCAAGCTCCTTCGCGACCGTCTTTGCAAAATAGCGTTCGTTGGTCGCATCAATGGAGAGCCGCCGCGCCGACCCGCCGACCGGGCGCATCGCCACTGTCTGGACGATCCGCAGCGCACGTTCCATTGCCACGTCGGGATTTGCCGTCTTCCAGGTGAGGATCCCCCGAATGATCTTCTCTACTCCGGACTCCTCCACCACCGCGAAGCTCGAGGGGTTGCTGGTCGCCTTCGTCGTCGTGGCCAAGTCCCATCCCAATCCCACCCGGCCCGGACCGAGAACCTCCAGCAACCAGGCCAGCGCCACGTCGAAGTCCAGATCCGAGTTCACCTGGAAGAACCGACAGTGCCCAACTCCGCGCCGCTGTGCCGTGTCGAGTTGCACGATCCCGCAGGCACTCGTGCCGCCGAGGACAAATTTGCAATCGTAGTTTCTGTCCCACGCATCTTTATCGTGCGAGCGCTGCCGCGATTGATCGGGCGAGATCGGAGCGCCGGTGTCGTCATCGTAAAGCGGGATCCCATCCGCATACGCGTCGGCCGCCGAGATCCGCAGCACATGCACCCCCATCTCGCTGCGATACCAGTTCCCCGTAGGGCTCACCGGCAGTTCGGTTCCTATGGGTGGCGCGAGGAGATCATAGGACGGGTGCGCATCATCGGGCGGGGGCGTCGTCGTGTAGATCGCCCGGAAATCCGGGTTGCTCGAAATAATCGGCATCACTGCCTCGAGCACCGATCGGAAATGCTTCACCCGACCGACCTCATCCATGATCAAGTCACCCGTCTCTCCCACCGCATCTTCGGTGAGCGCGACGACTTTTGTGCGCGAGTAGATCGACTGCGAATGGTAGAGCCGAAACTCCAACCGCGTCGCTTCGTAGAGCTCCGCAAAATCATCCGCGCTCAAGCTCGCCAGCTCCTTGCCACTCATCGCGTCGTTGAGCTTCAAGAGCGCCCCACCATCTTTGGCCACCTGTGCCAGCGCGCTGAAAGCCTTCTGCATCGCCTCGGCCTCCTTGCGGACGATCTCGCGCCCGAGATCCACCTTCACCGAGCCAAAGATCACCGTGTGCCCGGGGCGCTTCATCATCTTCTTCAGCGCAATCCGCGACGCGATTGTCGTCTTGCCGTATTGGCGGCGAGCCAGCAGACCCGCGATGCGGTGCCGCTCTACGCCGCGCTCAAACTCGCGCTGCCCGGCCCGGATCTGGAACCACGCAGCTTTCGCCCGCTCGCTCGCGCTCACCAGTCCTCCCCAAACATCGCCTGCCCGAGCGCCTCGATCTTTTGCGAATTGGTCCCCGAGCCGTCGGCAATCTGCCTCGCCCGCTCGTCTTTGAACCACTCCAGAAACTTCGCGCACGTCATGAAATGCAGCCGCTTCTTCGCGACCTCCAGCTTCTCGCGCTCGATCTCTCCCTTGAACTTCGCCGTCTCCTTGTCGAGCCGCAGACCCTCCAGCATCGCGTACTCCTGGGAGTTCGATGCCGAGATCGCCCGCTGCGTGAAAACAAATTGCCCGAACGCCGCCGCCCGCTCCGCCGATACCGGATCGAACTCCAGCATCAGCTCTTGTGCGGCAGTCGCAGCCTGCTCCGCCGCCGAGAACGAGCGCCGAAGCGAAAACCAATGCCAGAACTCGGAGAGCGCCCGAAGGGACACCGACAGCCCGAGCTCCGCGCTGCAACGCTGCCGCGCCGCCTCGTAGCCATCCTGCGCACACCAATCGAACACCTGCGCCTGTTGGTCCTCCGGCAACGTCTTGAGCTTCGAGTCCGCGCGTGGCTTCATTCATCGAATCCCTCCTGAGCCAGAAAATCCCGGCCCTCCGCTGTGACCCTCCATGACCGAATCTCGGGACTGAGCCGCTTCGTCAGCTCCGCCATCCACCCCTTGTCGACCAGGTACGTGATTTCCGCCTGGATGTCCTCGCCCGAGGAACGGAACCCCTTCGAGTTAAGCACCACCTTCGCCGTTTCGAGCGTCAGACCCAGCGGGGCCTTGGCCGCACAAAGCAGCAGCATGATCCGCAGGTTCCGACGGTCAACGGATGTCATCGCTGCTTAGCCTCCAACAACCGGTCGAGCTTCTCGTTTACTAACAGCACGCTCTGTGCGGTCGTGGTAGATCGCTCCTCGAGCCGGGCCAGTGCTGTCGCCGTCACGTGCGCCAGATCATCCACGCGCTTGTGTATGGATGCCGCGCGCTTACTCCCCTCGGTCTTTAGTGCGGATTCAGAATCGTGGATCGCGCCCTGGATCTGCTTGAGATCATTATCCATCTCATCTACGCGCTCGCGCAGATCCCGGAGCTCCTCGAACGTCGCCATTCGCTCCCTCTGGGAAATCTCCAATGGCTGCGGCGTGATCTTGCGCTCGCCGCTCTTACCCTGCATGCGATCCATCAGCGTAAAGAACAGGATCACCGCACTGGCCACCGTGGTGAACCCGGCGAGAACAACCGTCACAGGATCCGGCGTCATTTGGCCACCTCCAGCCGCTTCGCGACCCACGTCTTAATCGCCGAGTTGCGGTTAAGCCAACCGCGCAAAAACTTGTGCTGCGACGCATTCGCGTGCGCGATGTCCTTGTAGCGCTTTTCCCGCGCCAGCGTGAACGCTCCCAGCATGCTCGCAGGACCTTTCTTGAGCGCCGCTCGCAACGCCGCCGAGGTCTTCTCGCCCCACACCCCGTCCGCTACCGCACCGATCGCGCGCTGAAGAACCTTGGTTGCACCGCTCGCCCCCATGTTGACCTCGCAGTCGTACCACATGTAGTCGAGGGGGTGCGCAAACACGCCGGCCTTCCCGGCGCGATACTCCCGCAAGTACATCCCCTTCGCCTGGTCACGCGTGAGTGCCCGGATGTTCAGCCCGGGGTTAGAGCGCGAATCAATGCCGAACTTCGTCGGCCCGCCCGCATCCCCAGGCACGTTCTCATATTCCTCGCCTTCCCA